CTTACCAAAACGCACAAGAAGCATGGACCGCTCGATACAACCACGAGACGATTGCTTTGGGCTTCTCCCTCACCGAAGAAGCGATGGAAGATAACTTGTATGATACTTTGTCAGCACGTTATACCAAAGCATTGGCCCGGAGTATGGCATACACTAAGCAAGTAAAAGCTGCTAACGTGTTGAATAACGCCTTCTCTGGTACTGTTGGTGGTGATGGTGTGGTATTGTGCTCTGCTTCTCACCCACTCATTAACGGTGGTGTTAACAGCAACATTCCTACCGTAGCTAGTGACTTGAACGAAACTGCTTTGGAGAACGCTGTTATTCAGATCGCTGCATGGACTGATGAGCAAGGTCTGTTGATCGCTGCTAAACCGAAGAAGTTGGTGATCCCTCCAGCATTGCAATTCGTTGCTACTCGTATTCTTGAGACTTCCCTACGGGTAGGCACCACTGATAACGACATCAATGCGTTGAAGAACAACGGCGCAATTCCTGAAGGTTATACCATCAACCACTTCTTGACCGATACTAACGCGTGGTTCCTGACCACTGACATCCCTAACGGGCTGAAGCATTTTATTCGTGTTCCTTTGTCTACATCTTTCGAAGGTGACTTTGATTCCGGGAATATGAGATATAAAGCGCGTGAGAGGTACGTCTTCGGATATTCCGATCCACTTGGAATTTATGGTTCCGCAGGAGCTTAAGTAGTAAAATCAAGTAGTTACAGGCCCCCGAAAGGGGGCTTTTTGTTTATTTTCAAAAATACTTGACATTCGTGGCGCAATTGCGCTATTATATCGCTAGGTAGATTAATACCTATTTACGGGAGAGAGCGATGCGCGGTCAGTGGATATATAAAATAATTAACTTAGTAAATGGTAAGTTTTACGTAGGAAGTACTGTAGATTATAAAGACAGATTTAAATGCCACCGTGCCAGATTAAGAAAAGATAGGCATCATTCTAAACATCTACAATCAGCGTGGAATAAATATGGGGAAGATAACTTTTTGTTCAAAGTTATAGAATCTATACCTGAAGGAGAGTCATTGCAAGCTGCTGAGGATGTGTGGTTAGTCGAGCATGTAGGGAAAGATAATTGCTATAATACTGGAATGCGCTCCGGCGCTCCGTGGCGAGGAGTACCAAAAGAATTGAACCCACACTATGGGATTCCAAAAACAGCAGAGCACAGACAAGACATATCCAATACACTAAAAGCCCAATATGCGGGGATACCAGAAAACCACCCTAGATATGGTACTACGCACACGGAAGAATCGAAGCAAAAAATGAGTTATAATAGAACGGGGTTGAACGCGGGTTCTTCTCACTACTTATACGGAAAACAACAACCAGAAGAAGTAAAACGCAAAATAGGCGACACCCAACGAGGAGTGCCAAAGGGTCCGGGACGCAAAGTATCCCCAGAAGGTATGGAGAAAATAAGAGCCGCTGCCGCAGCAGGGAGCTACGACCATTGGACAGGTAGAACTCATACAGAAGAAAGTAAGCTAAAAATGAGTAAGGCTATAGATGTTATCAGACCTGATGGAGGAGTTGTACACTTCAAAAGCATCACTGCTTTGCGTAAAGGAATAGCCTTATTAGCCCCAACAATCAACCGGGCCCTGAAATCAGGTAAGCCAATTAGTAAAGGAAAATATAGTGGATGGAGTTTCAAATACGCTTGACATCCCCCACCTAAACGTGTTATAAAGGCTTTATCCGGGAACCCCCGGTCTATCAGACTGTCCCGGCAGACAGGTACGAAGACTGATAGACCTTAAATCGTACAAAGGAAAATATCAATGGCAACCGCTACTTTCTCCGGCCCCCTTCTGGTGGGCACTATCCCTGTAACAACTGGCACTACTCTAGGCGCGAGTGTAAAAAATACTGGTAATGTTGTATTAGCTCAATCTGCCAACATCACTCAAGCTTCCGGCGCAACTACAATTGTAATCCCAGCGAACAGCCAAATTTTGGAAATCACAGTATTTGTAACGACTGTTTGGGATGGTGCAGCCGCTACTTTCGGAGTTGGTACTACAGCCCTCGCAACTAAATTCACAGCCGCTGCCGCTGCTACTGGTGGTACAGTGGGTATCGTTTCTATCACACCAAGCACAGATGCTACAAGGACCGCCGCGTTTATCGACGTGGGTACAGCAGACGCTAAAATCGTTGTTACTTCTGCTAATACTGGCGCAGGTGTCGGCGTAATCACAGTCAGGTACGTACAAAATCTAAACTTGCTGTAATAGGGGGTCGTTATGTCAATGCAAACTGATGTAAAGGCAAAGAACCTTACCTCAACAGCCGCTTCAGCAATTGGGGTACCCCGTGCGCGAGTACGGGCGGTGTATTGGGTATCGGGCGCGGGAGCAGGGTCCATATCGTTTAAAAACGGCGGTTCGGGGGCCACAGAACTTATAAAAATAGACACCCCCGCTTCTGCTACACATACAGGCTATTTGTTATTCCCGGGCGAAGGTGTGTTGTTCAGCGCCGATCCTTATGTGACTATTACAAATGCTACTTCTGTAACCTTTTTCTATGGGTAAATTATGGAGAAACTTACAAACCCACAGATGAGCACAGAACGAGAACTCGCTAACCACGGGGCAGACATCCGACATTTACAGGTGGATATGGATAAACTGGTATCCGACATGGAGGATATGAAAAAAACCCTTACGGCAATTAGTCTTACGCTATCAGAAGCTAGGGGTGGATGGAAAGTCTTGATGCTTGTAGGTGGCGCGGGTGGCGCGTTAGGCGCGGGAATACTACAAATAATTCATTATATAGCAGGTAAATAATATGATAATCAATGAAAATGGTTGGGGCGCTAAAGTGCCTGAAAAAAAGAAACCCGCCCCCAAGCCTGTGGAGAAGACAGATGAAAAATAACATGGTGCCGAACAAAAAGGATATGGGCAGTCTGGGGATGAGGAAAGGGGGTAAGGTAGTAAAGAAATACGCTGCTGGGGGTGCTATAAAACCCGCGCCCATTAAAGACGATAGTACTCCTACAGCCAAAGAAAAAGCCGAAATGAAGACAGTACGTGATGAAGGTCGTCGCGATAAAGCTGAGAATGATGCCTACAATAAAGCCAGCGGCATGAAGTTCGCTAAAGGTGGACCTATTAGTGGTGATAAGGATATGAAAGCCATTGATAAAACTGTTGAGGCAAACAAGCTAAAAGACTATATGGTCAGCGAGTCCGCTGCAAAGGCCAAACGCGAAGCCGCAGGTGTTAAGAAATTTGCTAGAGGTGGTGGTATCGAGAAGAAGGGTAAAACAAAGGGCCGCTTCATATGATGCCCTCACGCGGTATGGGTGATATTAACCCCAAGAAGATGCCGGGACGCGCAGGTACTAAGAAGTGCGCTAAAGGCGGAGCTATCACTGGTCTCGATAAAATAAGTAAAGCCAAACGCGCTACTAATAGGATGGGTAAGTAATTGGCGACAGACTACACATATGTTCATGCGAGACCCGATGGGTCCATCTTCTATGTAGGTAAGGGTAGAGGAAATAGGTATAGAGTTAATCAGAAGCGGAATGCCCATCACCAACGTATAACTAATAAGTATGGGGTGGATAATATATTGGTAGGTAAAATTGACTGTACTTCACATGCGATAGCATTGGATTTAGAGATAGGCATAATAAAGTGTTTGAAACGCATGGGAGTAAAATTAGCGAACCAAACTTTAGGAGGCGAAGGAGCACTTGGGCGGGTTATGCTAGACAGTACGCGGGAAAAGCGTAGGGAAATATTTTTAGGCCGGAAAAGACCAAACCATGCGGAAATAATGAAAGCTAAAGGCCATTGGGCAAAGGAGAATAATCCCGGGTTTGGTAAAGGTGCAAAGCAGGCAGGGGCAAAAAACCATATGGCTAGAGCCGTAATTGGGGTAAGTAAGTTAGGAGAGGCACGGCAATGGAGTACATTATCTGAAACAGCGCAATTTATTGGAGTTAGCTTACAAGCAATATGCCAAGCGCTTAGAAAAGGGATGAAATCAAAAGGTTGGACTTTAAGGTATAAAGTATGAGCACTAGCGGAACTGCAACGTTTAATTTATCTTTTACGGACATAGCAGAAGAATCATTTGAGCGTTGTGGGTCAGAATTAAGAAGCGGGTATGACCTAAAGACCGCGCGTAGATCACTAAATATTATGTTGATTGCTTGGGCGTCACGTGGGATAAATTTGTGGACTGTAGAACAAGGCTCCATACCCTTAGTAGCAGGCACCGCCACATATGACTTGCCCTTAGATACTGTTGACTTATTGGATCACGTTGTACGTACAGGTAGTTCTTCAACGCAGGTAGATATTAACATAAGCCGTATTAGTGTATCAACATACGCAAATATCCCAAATAAGAACGCCACAGGCCGCCCACTACAGGTTTATATAGATAGGCAGTCTGGAGCCACTGGACCAACACCAACAAGCACTGTAGCTTACCCGACAATTACTGTATGGCCTGTACCCGATAATGCAACTTATACTTTTCAATATTGGCGACTACGCCGGATTCAAGACGCAGGTACTGGTGTCAATACCCAAGATGTGCCTTATCGTTTCTTACCCGCTCTGGTAGCGGGGTTGGCATATTATTTGAGTATGAAACTACCTGAAGCGATGGCGCGTATCCCTATGCTAAAAGAGGATTATGAATCAGAGTTTGCTTTAGCCGCAGAAGAAGATCGTGAGAAGGCCCCAATACGCATGGTGCCACGGATGCAGCTTATATAAATGAGTTCTAATTTCGCAAGTGGTAAGTTCGCGATTGCCCCCTGTGACGTGTGTGGTTTTCGTTACAAACTAAAGCAACTTAAGACACTTGTAGTAAATACTAAAGAGACGAACATACTCGCGTGTCCTAGTTGTTGGGTACCGGATCAACCCCAGCTACAGTTAGGCCGGTATGTAATCGTTGATCCACAGGCAATACGTAACCCAAGACCAGACGCACCAGATGCGGATATACAGTGGGGGTGGAACCCAGTTGGCTTTACCGATCCTGCGGGTGGGATACAGAGCACTTTAGAAGCAGTCGCATCATTAGGAACTGTTACAGTAACAACATCATAGGAGATTATTATGGCAAGAGGTAATGGAATTGAGAAGAAGGGCAAGTCAAAAGCTACTGTTAAGAACACAGGACCTACTGTAGGTATTGAAAATGGTGGTAAAGGTAGCGCAGGCGTATCTAATGAAGACAGGAAAACATACGGTCGCAACATGGCTCGTGTTATGAATCAGAAAGGTAAGTAATGAGCGCAAACTACACACAACCAAAAGACTGCCCCGTCCCTAAGATTGCGGGGTATCCTAACAATACGGCTAAGACTAATACCAAACAAACCCGTGGAACAGGAGCGGCTACTCAGGGTAACAAACACTCAAAGAACAGCCAATAAAACATGACATATGCAGAGCTTGTATCAGCAATTAACTCGTATTGCGAGAATAGTTTTGAGACTACAGATGTTAATAATTTCATAGATGCCGCAGAGCAAAGGATTTATAACAGTGTTCAACTGCCTGACCTACGTAAGAATGTAACCGGAAGTGTTACAAGTGGTAATAAATATCTTGCTGTGCCTTCTGATTGGCTGGCTACTTTTTCGTTGGCTATAGTTACAGCGGCGGGAGATTATGAGTTTTTGTTAAACAAGGATGTTAACTTTATTCGTGAAGCCTATCCCAACCCAACAACTACTGGAACACCAGCACATTATGCACAGTTCGACGACACTACGTTCATTCTGGGGCCGACACCGGACACAACTTACACTGCTGAACTTCATTACTATCATTACCCAGAGTCTATTATTACTGCTGGTACTACTTGGCTTGGGGACAATTTTGATTCTGCACTGCTATATGGGGCATTGTTGGAAGCGTATACGTTCCTAAAAGGGGAGAAGGATGTAATGGAGTATTATCAGAAGAGGTATGACGAAGCGTTTGGTATGCTCAAGCAGTTGGCAGACGGAAAAAATAGGCGGGATAGCTACAGGTCGGGGCAGTTGCGAGTAGGAATAACATAAGGAAAATAAATGCTAGGTGATATGTCATTAGGCGCAGTAGAAGTACACACAACACAATACCGGGGGCATACCCCCGAAGAGCTCGCTAATATGGCAATTGGTAAAATTATGTATGTAGGTAAGGATGCACACCCCCTAATTAGAGATCAAGCAGAAGCATTCAAAGTGTACATACATAAAGTGCTTGTGGAGTATCTGAATAAGGCAGTCAGGTGCGATAGAGATACATTGGCGCATAGACTAAGACAAGCAGGGCACCCCGAATTAATTAAATTATTGGAGATGTAACATGGCAATAACTCAGGCAATGGCGACCAGTTTTAAAGTAGAAATATTAAAGGGGCTTCACGCCTTTGGCACTTCCGTGATTCGCGCAGGGACGACAGCAGATAGTTTTAAGGTGGCCCTATATTTGTCTTCGGCTTCATTAGACTCAACAACTCCCGCCTACACCGCTAGCGGGGAAACCTCAGGCACAAACTACACAGCGGGGGGTGAAGCAATCACAATTGTTACTGCGCCTACCTCAACAAGCACAACTGCTTGGTTGGACTTCACAGATGTAACATGGGCTACCTCAACCATTACGGCGCGTGGGGCGCTTATTTATAACGATACTTCCTCAGGTAACTTAGCAGTTGGGGTGCTAGATTTCGGCTCAGACAAAACATCAACTGCCGGTAACTTCACGATTGTGTGGCCTGCTGGCGATAGTACTAACGCCATAATTCGTATTAGTTAGGTAATTTACTTGCGTTTGTAGAATCTTTATGGTACAATGGGCCTTTGATAAGGGGCTCGCCATGACTGAAAATAAATATGGGTTGTTAACTTTTATAGAATTTGCCGGGGTAAATAAGTTTAATAAACCTTTGTGGCGGATGCAGTGTGCTTGTGGTAAGGAAACCGTAGCTATAGCATCACGTATTAAGACAGGTAAAACAAAATCATGTGGGCATCTAAAATCAGCGGGGAACAACCGCAGGCATGGTAAACGGCATTCTAGGTTGTACACCGCGTGGTGTAATATGAAAGCGCGATGTGATAGAGAAACAATGCCTCAATATAAAGATTATGGTGGTAGGGGGATTGTATATGATCCCACTTGGGCGGTGTTTGAAAATTTCGCTGCGGATGTAGGAGAACCCCCAACAGAACAACATACTTTGGATAGGATAGATAATGATGGAAATTACGAAAAGCATAATGTGCGTTGGGCCTCACGAGAAACGCAAAGTCGAAATACCAGACAGAATATATGGGTAGAAATAGATGGGGTTACTAAATGTTTACAGGATTGGTGCGATATTTACGGGATTGCTACAGGTTCAGTATATAGACGTTTAGCGCAAGGCATGGAGATAGAAGAAGCTATAACATTACCAAAAGCATCAAGATTTTCAAAAGTATATACAAGACCTAAGAATAGATAACATATGCATATTGACACACTGGTGGATGACCTTAAACGCACAACTGAACACTTAGGGCAAGAGTTAACAACATATCAACGCAACCATAATATCCTTGTAAATGGCCTAGTAAAGATGCACCAAGAAGCTAGAGTAGCTAAAGATTATAAAACGTCAGATTCTTTACGAAATATACTTAGTTCTGCTGGTGTGATTGTTATTCAAGGCACTGCTGGGTATGCGTATGATGAAATACCTGAGGCGTTAAAGGGTAGGTTTGTTGATGATACATGGAGAATAAAATGACAGAATTAGAATTCGCAGTAGCTTATAACGCTGAGTTTAACAGGCTGAATCCCGGTGTACCAGTCAATATGAAATGGGATGCAATTCAGCAAATGAACTATTTGAAGCAGATGTTATCAAGGCAACAAGCGCTGGGCGGAAGTGCATATAAAGTACCATTTGTAAATCAAGTAAACCCACCTACCCCCGCAGTTATTCCAGCTACCCCAAATACAACTACAAACACTCCGGTAAGTTTAGCGGAGGTACTCAGTTCTGCAAGATATTTAGTTACTCAACTGGAAGCCCTACAACGATGAAGTATTTTTTCCTTTTTTTACTATCTCTCGCTTCGCATGTATATGCAGAGAATTCTCGTAGCGTTGATGAGGAGAATATCAGCGCTAATTTTGTGGCTGGTAACAATCTACGCACAGGGTTGAAAATTGACACAACTATGGATTTTAGCTCTGGTATGGCAGGGGCTAATTTTGGTTTGTATAGCCTTGCAAGAGGGGTTGGTACACAGGGTACTTGGGGTGTACATGATATTGTAGGTGTGCATGGCACAGCAGTTAAGAACGGTCAGTTTTGGGCAGCAGGTGGGCATTTCGATGTTTATGATACAACACCCGGTGGCACTTCCATTGGTGTAAATATTGAGTTCCCCCAGACTCAAAGAAGTACTAATACTATTGGGTTAAATATACAACCCCACATAGGCGCTAAAGGTTTGACAGGAATACAGCTACAGTTCCCCGAAGCATTTAAATATGGGTTGATGATGCCAAATACCA